CAAAGACACGTGCCATGATAAATGCCATGATTCATGGGGTATCTGAAAACGGTAACCATCTGATTACGTGCTTCGGAAACGTATATCACTTCTACTATCGCGGTACGCTCATTTACAAATGGGATGCCATCAATGACAAAGGACACACGGTTCCCGCGGGTAAGTACGAAGACACGATGTCAACCAGCAACCAGCGAAGAGAGATTAAAAAAGCAATCGAAAACTTCAAGGCGACGGTATTTGAAGTATGACCGCCGTCATCATCTGGATATTGCTGGGCTGGGCTTTTCTGAAGTGCGTGGAGATGGTGATTCGACCATTCGCACGGCGTGAAGAGCGATACGAAGAGTCGCCGCCAAGCGTACACGTTCATATACAGGATTCATTCAACTATCATTCATCGGACAGTTATTATAAAGGGGGAACGACCTATCATGGCGTTAGTGAAAAAGAAAAAGGTTCCAACGAGTACTTCGAGCTCTACAAAAAGTCAATCGAAAACAACCAATACTACACCCGTGGCGACCGCAACTAAGAAGCCTGTAGTAAAGAAAGCACCTGTTATACCCGCAAAGAAAACACCAGAGCGGAAAGCCATCGCACCGCAAAAACAAGAAGAGCCAAAGGAAGTGAAGCAAGATGTCCCGAAGAGCACGCCGAAGCCAAAAGCACAACCAAGGAAAGTCGAAAAACACGAACCAGTTACGAGCCCAGAAGCTTCGAAGCCTGTTATTGCCAGCGAACGCCAAAGTGACACAACCAGACCTAGACCAGCTCATACAGGAGCGGAGAAAGTCACAGTAGAAGCCATGAAAGCCATGAGCTTGGAGGAACGCTACAAGCTGTGGAAGACCATCAATAAAGACCCTGAGCGCTTTGTAGGTATTCGAAGGGAGCTTCCGAAGAAGATGGAAATGCGCAAAGACGAAGCCTTACTTCGGAAGCTGATTGCTGAGAAAGCACCGAAGCACAAAACGGGGGATGTGTATTACTGCCCATACTGTGTAGACTGGCAAGTGTTCCACTACCATAGCTGGACGGGATACAAGAAGTGCACAGGATGCGGCATCACATCAAGGGACTTTTATGTGGGCGTGGATAACGGAATATTCGGGAAGGAATGAGATTATGAAGCAAGTGGACTTAGGAAAAGTTTATGACGAATTCGCACAGGAATTCATTCAATATATGACGCTCGAAGGCATCAGCCGAACGGATTACACGAAGGCAATGCACAAGGTACAGGATAAATACGGTCTGAAACAAGGACATCCACAGTTTTTAGAGTGGGTGTTCACCTGTGTGGGACGTTCCCCAGTCATTATTGAAGACAAAGAAGGAGATGGAGCACATGACACAGATGCCAACTAAAACGAATGCGATATGGGTGCGGCTACACTTGGAGCGGCAGAGCGAATCGAGTTTCATGCCGCCCTATATGGTGGGGCTTCTGTCCAACGAAACACCGGGAGCCTACGTATTGACGAAGGTCATTGAATACCGGGAGAACGAAGAAGAATATACCATGGAGCCTTATATCATCGACCAGCACAACCATGTAAGCAAGACCTATGTGTGGCGCTGTGAAGTACTCGGTGAAAAGCCCCCATTGGATGAAAGACCGTTCAACGGCGAAGACGGCGGGCTGGGATAATACCCAGCTTTTTGTTTGTATATTTATGTTCATTTATGTTAAAATTAGTGATATAATGAATAGGAGCTGGGAGTATGGAAGACCGAAGCAAGTTTGTATATGACAATGGATATGGGATTACAACGGATATATGGATATTGCCAGTAGGAACCAAATTCCGCGTAGAAAACGGATACTGGGATGGAGCCATCACACGGGTAGACGGAAAGAAGTGCCTATACGTGTTCGATACAGAAAAACACTATGAAATCAATGACGAAAAGGACTTCAGCTTAGTTATTCGTATTTACGAAGAAGACGACTTCGGAAACAGGAGGTATCTAAGATGAAAACCTGTACTGTATGCAAGATTACGAAGGATGAAAATGAGTTTTATTATGATTCAGCCACGGAAAGGTATACGGCGAAGTGCTGTTCCTGTACCAGCAAGTTCGTCGCCATGTCCCGTCATTACAAGCGTGTGGGCAAGAAGCTGACAACCAAAGAGTTCAGGGATAACAAGCTTTACTTACAGGAGGTTCGGAAATATACATGGAGAAAGGTGGGTTCTTTATGAGAACACCAAATGAATACTGGACATGGTACGATTACAAAATGGCATTTATATCAGCGGCAATCGATGCGGGATATAAGATACGTATCAAAGACAATGTTATCAAGGCAACACAGAATACAATGACATTGAACATGGTGCGCAACGGTAGCTGGAAGATGTTTTATGAGCATAATTTTGACTACTTCCGAAGGATGTTGAAAAAATACGCGTAACAGATTCTAAAACACCTATGTATAGTGATAATGAGGGGAGGAACCCCTAAAACAACAACCGAAAGGATGATTCAAAAATGGCAATCAAATTGGAAGTGGAAAACGGCAAGGCATTCTTCAAAGGTCAAACATATAGCTACAAAGATATGATTAAGGCAATACCGGGTGCGGCGTGGTCGAAGCCAGCCAAGCGCTGGGAAATCCCAGTAGATAATATTCCCGATGCGCTCCGCCTGTTCCCGACGCTTGAGATGAGCGCGGACGTAAAGAAGGCGTACAGCGAGTTGACGAAGCGCCGCCAAAAAGCTATCAACGCCAAGAAAATTGATGAGAAGAAAGCAAACGGAAAAGTAAAAGGTCTGAAGGGTACGCTGTATCCATACCAAGCCGTTGGTCTTGAGTTCCTGAAAACACTCGAAGACGGTCAGGGCGACATCTTAGCCTTCGACATGGGTCTTGGGAAATCCCTTACCAGCCTTGCCTACGGGTTACACCTGAAGAACGAAGGCATCATTGACCACATCATGGTCGTATGCCCAGCGAAGCTGAAATACGCCACATGGGCAAAGGAAGTTGAGAAGTGGACGAATATGGAATACATCGTCATCGATGGCGACCAGCGCGAGACGGTCGAATGGGAAGACGGTACGAAGGAACGCATCACAGGCGCGAAGCTTCGGGAGGTACAATACCAGCAATACCAATACGGGGCAGACGTTATGATTATGAACTATGAGCTGTTCCTTCGGGATATGGATATCATTCCTCCCGTGGATGGGCGCTGGCTGGTTATCTTGGATGAAGCACACCGCATCAAGAATCCGAAGGCTGTGACCACGAAGAATCTTTTCAAGAAGCTGGCACCCGCTGGACGTAAAGTGCTGGGAACAGGGACACCGCTTGAGAACAATATCTTGGAGCTGTGGACACTCACAGACTTCTGCCGCAAGGGAATATTAGGAACCTTCTGGAGCTTCCAAAAGCGTTACATGGTCGAAGACTACTTCGGAAAGCCAGTCGCGCCAAAGACAGAGTTGATTCCAGAGCTCATGAACAAACTGGAGCCAATCATGCTTCGGAAGACCAAAGCAGAAGCGCTTCCTGACCTTCCGCCGCTGACCGTCATCAATCACCCGTGCGGCATGACGAAGGAGCAGAGCACACTATATAAGCAAGTGAAGGATGGCATTGTTGCCATGGCAAAAGAAGAACAGTTCACTTATCTGGAGTCACTGGCACAGATAACACGCCTTCAACAGTGTTGTGACAGTCCAGCTCTTTTACGGGAGCTGACAGAGAATCCGAAGCTTTCCGAAGCAAGCGGCAAGCTGGAAGAGCTGGAGAACATCATCGGGGAAATCAATCCAGACCGCAACAAGTTCATCCTGTTTTCGAAGTACAGCCAGATGACCGACATCATGTACAAGTGGCTACAGGATAAAGGCATCCTTCGGAAGGAACAAATTGGATATGTAAAGGGCGGCATCAAAGCCCAGAAGATTGAGGAAATCCGCAAAGGATTCCAAGAAGGCGACTTACAATGCGTGCTCATGACAACGGCTGGAAATTACGGGCTTGACCTGTACGAAGCATCTTATGTTATCTGCTACGACACGCTATTCAACCCGCAGAAGATGGAGCAGATTTACTCCCGGGCACACCGCAACGGAGCGAAGAAGCCTGTTACCGCCATCAACTTGGTCACGACCGACAGCTACGAAATCAAGATGCAAGAAATCCTTGATACCAAACGGGAGCTGTTTAAAGCAGTCGTCGATGAAGATGCCGACGTAATGAAAAAGCTCTTCGGAAGTCCACAAGATATCCTAGCCATCATTTGATGGCTAGGGTTCATTAGGAAGAAAGTGTGTCGTAGGAGGATTTTATGAAAATTGGAACCAAAAGGTGTCGTAAATAAAAGGAGGAACTAACGTGAAATTTTACGCAATTGCTTATCAATACCAAGAAGATGTCTGGTTTGATTTTGAAAAGAAAGAAGATAGTTTTGATTTACGTTCAAGTTGTTTGCTACCAACAAAAGAGTTAGCAGAACAGTACATTGAAGATGAATTAGGTATTCAATATATGCCAGTTGAAATTGAGATAGAAACAATTAATAAAAATGGTAATTGGTCTTGGAGTCGTGGCAAAGTTGATGGTTGGGATAACTGGGAAGACGAGGATTGCTAAATCGTCTTACGAAACAAATAACGACGCAATAACCGCAGAAAGGAAGGAACCCATGTTAGCGTACACAGAGATAGGAACGGGTCTTCCAGTCATACTTATACACGGTCTGGGGAGCAAAAAAGAAGCATGGCACCCACAGCATGTATTGGGTCGTAAATACAGACTCATCATGCCAGACCTTCGGGGTCACGGGGAAACGGAGCTCGAAGACGATATCACGCTTCCGAACTTCGCAAAGGATATACTGGAGCTCATGGACTCATTAAACATTATGCAAGCGGTCATATGTGGGCTGTCTCTTGGCGGCATCATTGCACAGGAAATATATAAGCAAGCGCCGAAGCGGGTATCGAAGCTTATACTGGCAAATACAGCCGCGTACATTAGCCCGTTCTTCGTTCAGGGCTATATAGCGGCAACAGAGCGGTGTTATCAAGACAAGGACTATCCCTATCAGATAGCCACACGGGGATTATACCGTCCAGAATACACCGTTTATGCGGCGGAAAGATTCCTTATTCGGAAGTGTTACATGGATGCGTTCAGGGCACCCATTGGCATAAATTATTTCCCGCTATTATGGACGATAGACATCCCGGTTCTTCTCATAGGGAGCCGACAAGATAAAGTCACACCTATCATGAACATGCACATGATGGCGTTATGCATACGAAGAGTTCGGAAGGTCATATTCGACGAATGTGGTCACTTAAGCAATATTGAAAAAGGCTTCGAGTTCAATCGGGCAGTAGATACATTTATACAGGGGGTATCAGCATGAGAGAGCGAAAAGACATGGGGGAACTTCCGAAGGCGGAGCTGGTTCCCCCGTCCCGTACGGGAAAGAGGGCAACTGTCGTCATGAAAGTGGAAGTGATGGTCGAAGTGTACGAATCCGATGACTGGAACGACATGGTGGAACAGGCAAAAGACCAGCTAAACAAGCGCGTCATTGAAGCCAAAGGGTTCTACCCGTATTATGCGAAGGCACGAACGATTTACACGGATGTGGAAGTGGAAGACCTAAAAAAGCGCACGTATGTAGAAGCAAAGGGGAGATGGTAACATGAAAAAAGTAGAAGCAGTTTTCCGATTCATTGGATGCATGGTGGCAAGTTATATTGTTGGGGCACTCATTACTAGTCTTCTTTACGTACTGTTCGGCTTGGATGACTTTGCCTGTGGGCTCTTACTGGGTGGTATTATGATAGGTCTTATCGTGTACTATTACCAGCGAAGAAAAAATAAAAATAATTTTGTTCAAAGTTGTTGACATATGTATAAGCTTGCTGTATCATGGGTAACATAGAGATGAACATAAATGAACAAGAAAGGAGCGGAAGCAAGTGGAACACGTATCACACACCAAGCTACTCACGATGCAAGAAGCAATGGACTTCTTAACCGACAAGGGATTCCCTTGCCGAAGCCGAAGTACTTTTTACAAGATTCTGGAGCACTTCAATATTCCTTACACGAACATGAACCCGGGCGGTAAACGTGAAGTAAGACGCTTCGCACTATCCGAACTGGAGAAGTTCTTGGAAGGTCAAGGGCTGGAAGTGTAAGAGCTTCCGCCTAGCAAAAGCGAACTGAAGAACCCCCCGCAAATATGATTCTAGGGGTGGGGTCATATAAAGGCGATTAACAATGTTGGTCATTGTTGCCAAGCGGCTTCGGGACGCTTTTGGTAGGCGGAAAAGCCCACTACCAAATAAAATCATTGTTCAGCACATAGCGAACAGAAGGAGCGATTCATTATGGCATTAAAAGCAAAGAGACCATCAGCAAACAGTCAAGTAGAGGGCAACAACGAAGCATTGCAAAACGAGCAAGAACAAACACAAACTCAGGCAAGCGTACCAGCAACTCGCAAGCCATCTGCACCTCCAGCATCATCCAATAAGAACAGCGCATTGGCAGACCTAAACGCTGGTATCTTGGATAACATTGATGACCTTGGAAGCGGCGGCAATTATGTAACCATGGACGGTTCAGAGTTCCTGTACAAAGCATCAAACGAGTCCGCTCCAGAGATTGAAGCCATCATCACATACGGAAAGCGCTTCTATCAATGGTACGATGAGGACAATAGCCAGTATCACAACAGCGATACGAAGCTGGATGACCGCTACAAGATGAAATTTGAAATCCGCTGGTACGAAGAAGTGGATGAAGAAGCCGTCGAGCATATCATGACTCTTCCAACCGCTTCGGCAATGAGATTTATCGATTATGTCCGTGACCTTGCCAAAAACAAAGGGCTTGGGGTAGGTCAGGTCGTAACGAAGATGACCATTAGCCGCCAACAGCGTAAGGACTCCAAAGACCGTTACAGCCGTACGGAGTTCGAAATGGTTAGCCTAGCAACCGAAGAGGAATAAGACTTCGGAAGCCCCTGAGCCCACAAAGCACAGGGGCTTTTATTTATCTGTACAAACAATAAAAAGCTGGTGTACAATTACCGTGCCGCAGTGATGGAATCATGGAGCAACCGAAGACAGCCGATAACACGCCTATCTTCGGAAGTGCGAATGGTTCACACACCGTGAAGCACACAAGAGAGGGGAAACACCTAATGGGACGACCGAAGAAGAAAGAATTCGAAATTGACGATTTTAAATACGTGGATGCTTTTCACCAGAATCCACAGACGGATAAGCGTACGAAGTGGGAGCGCATCGAGCTGGATAAGCTTCCAGACTTCGTAAAGAAGCACAACAACTACAATGTATTTTCAACCGTACAGCGCTACCGTAACAAGATACGCCAAGAAGGCGGCGGCGAGCACATGTACGCGCCGATATTCTTCGATATTGATTCCAAAAGGCAATTAGCGAATGAAACGGATTCCGAAGGGAAGAAAAAGCCCGAGACGCCCGGGCTCATCGAAATGCGTGCGCTCAATGTTCAGGAGCTTGAAAAGTATGTTCCGAAGACCATTGTGCCGCATCTTCGAAACTATGATATGGGTATCGACCTACCTGACAGCGTATGCATGGAGCTGAACAAGCTGGCAAACAGCGACGCCGAGCTAAAAGAGTTCGTATGGATTAAGAACCTTGAGCTCAGCCGTGCGGATGCCGTGAAGCTGACACACTTCTTCATCGAGAAGTTCGGGATGACCGAAGATGAAATACGGGTGTACTTCAGCGGGTCGAAAGGATTCCACGTCCTTGTAAATCCGGTTGTCTTCGGTGTAAAGCCACACAAACAGCTTCACCGAATCTATAAATTTATTGCTGTGAACCTTGAAACTCAATTGAACCTTCAGAGCCTTGACAAGGGCTCTATATATGGACACGGTCGCATGTGGCGTATGGTCAACAGCATCCACTTCAAGAGCGGTCTTTTCAAAGTGGAGCTCAACCATGAAGAACTAAAAGGAGACCTTCGGAACGTCATTAACAATTACGCGAAGGCACCGCGTCCAGACCTGTATCCGCCCGATGAAGTGGAGTACAATCTGAATGATGCCGCCGCTGAATGGTTCTCCCGCATGGAAGCTTCGTGGGAGGAAGTAGAGAAGCTTCAGGCTGACCGGGTTACCCTAAAAGACGAAGTTCTATCTAAAATGGATGGCTTGCCTGTATGCGTCCAGTTCATCTTGGAGCGCGGCATCTTGAAATCAGGAGACCGAAACAAGGCGACCATGGCGCTGGCAAGCTACTACAAAGACACGGGTCACAGCCAGCAAGAAACGACGTCGGTGCTTCTCGATTGGGTAAAGAAAATTCCGAAGAGTTTTACATCTTCTAGTCCTTCCGAAGTCGACGCTTCGACGGTCGGATGTGTGAAGACCGTTTACGGGGATGACAAATACCACTTCGGATGTGCCTTCATTCGAAGCCTTCACGGGGAGAGAAACGGTCGTAATTATGAATCCGTACCCTGTGCGGGAAGAGCATGCCCAGCCCATGAAGACTACGCCATTGACCAAGAGCCAGCCGAAAACATGCACTTGGCGACGACAGCCGATGCCGACTACACAGGTAAAAAGGTCGCCTTCAATGCCCTTGTATCAGGTAAGATGGATACGCCATATATTGTTCCGAAGAAGGTGCGCTATGTGTGTGCCCATGAGCCATTCTGTGACAAGGATTGCATTATGCACGACTATAGCGGTCTGTACGAAAGGGAGTTCCATGAAAATGAGCGATTCCTTATCGAAGCCGCGAACCAGAACGACGCGAACACAAAGGGCATCCTCTTTTTCCATTCAGGAGCATCCTGTAAGAAGGTACAGTCCGAAGTGCTGGAGAATGTGAACGTAACAGAGCTTCTGGTCGTACCGATGGCAGAGCGTGTGAAGACCGTGAAACAGGAAGATGGAACCATGAAAGACGTTGATGAAAGCGGAAATGAGTATGTCAGCCGCAAGATATACGCCGTAGGAAAGCCGACTGAGATTCCGAAGGCGAATGAACACTATGAAATCGAAGGGTATGTGTACGCCCATCCGCGGAACGCCATGGCGACCATCCTGACCCAGAAACATGAGCCTGTGGAGGACAGCGTCGGAAAGTTCGAACTGACCGATGAAATAAAAAAAGACTTCGAAGTCTTCCAGAAGCAAGAAGGCGAAGAGCTGGATGACCGTATCGACGTGATTATCAATGACTTGGTGGATAACGTTACCTTGGTTCGAGAACGCTTTGAGCCGCACTTGGCGGTGCTTATGACCTATCACAGCGCCCTGAACTACTATTTCCAAGGACAGTTGGAGAAGCGCGGCTGGATGGAAACAGTGATGGTCGGGGATTCTGGTCAGGCGAAGACACAGCTTGTGAGCAATATCATGGAATTCGCCGGGCTTGGGAATATGACATCAGGTGAAGGAACGAGCCGTACAGGTCTCGTATACCGTCTGGAACAGCTTGGAGAACGATGGTTCATCACTTGGGGGAAATATCCTTTGAGCGACCGCAAGCTGATTGCCATTGATGAGTTTTCAGAGTTACACCCAGAGGACTTCGGAAAGATAACGGAAGCGAGAACCACAGGGGTGCTTCGTGTAGACCGTACGGTAAACACAGAGACCAATGCCCGTGTACGATTGTTATTACTCACGAACCCGGCACGAAGCCGCACACTATCGAGCTTTACCCACGGCGTCGAATCACTGAAGCCGCTTTTTGCTTCACCAGCAGACATCCGCCGCTTAGACTTAGCGCTGTTTCTACAGTCTGGAGACGTATCGAAGGCAGTCTTGAACCAAGACCATGACGATGATAAGCCGAAGCCGCAGATTATACGCGGTGATATGCTTCGGAACAGTATCTTGTGGGCTTGGAGCCGCAAGCCAGACCAGATTGAGATTACGAAGCCCGCCATGAAGAAGGTGCTGGCAAAAGCCGACGAGCTTTCTGAAAAGTATGGATACGCTCAGGATATCCCGCTCATGGAACCCGCTGACCTTCGGAAGAAGCTGGCACGTATGAGCATTGCCTTAGCGGCACTGGTTCATTCGACCGATGAGACCCATGAAAAAATCATCGTACGCCCTGAGCACGTTGAATATGTTTGGGAGTTCATACAGGTTATCTACGACAACCAGAACGCCCGTCTGGATATTTACAGCATGAAGTCGAAGGAAGAGTCGGAGCTGACTGAAGAGGAAGCCGAAGCGGTTCATAAGACCCTTGATGACTTGGACTTCGCGGACAATGCGGGGGTATCACAGGAAATCTTGGAGCTCTTCCGAAAGAACGACATTCTGAAGCCAGCCGAAATCATCGACATGCTTGGATACGAACGGGCACAGGTAAACAGCCGCCTGTCCGTACTCACGAAGCACAGCATGATAAAGCGTACAAGGGACGGTCTTCGGAAGCTACCTAAGTTCATCGAATACCTCAATAACGAGATGTAGAAAAACGGGGATAATTTTCCCCGTTTTTTCTTGTTGACTTATGTTCATTTATGTTTATAATAGTTAATATACAGTACCAACTGGTACTGAGAAAGGAGCTGGAAGCATGGACACCAAGGCACAAGCGGTGCTTGAGCAATACCATAAAGACGTGGAACGCTGGAAAGAACGCGGCGGACACTATAAAGACATTCAAGGCATCACCACTAATGACATCATGTATATACGAAGAGTGCTTCATCCGACAGAGAAGGTCGAATCCAAGAACGTCACAAAAGAGCTGATTACGTTTTTGTACCAGCGGCAGATTGTGACAGCCAATGATATATATGACGCTCTGGGGCTCTCAGATAAGCCCGTATTGAAGCGATTGAAGACCTTGAGGGAGTTTGGTCTGGTTCGAAGGGAATGCAAGAAATATTACCTCTGTACGCCGCGTATGAACGAGCTGGTGGAGAAACGATATTTGAAGAGGGTGTGCGAATGAAGCCTTATTGTTTTGAGTGCGGCGGGCACGGGGAAATCAAAACCTTCTGGGATAGCTGGGGGAATAACCAGTGGCTATGCACAAAATGCTTCGAAGATAACTATAAGACGGTGAAGTGTTCAGACGGTCAATACCGTACAATAAAAGAACTAAAGGAGCTGGGGATATGGGAAAGGTAGAAGATGGAATCGTATTGATGTACAACAAGGACGGCGTGATATATCCCGTGTCTATGTCGAATGAGCAGTACAACATGCTCACTATCATGGTCGCAAGCATCTGTAATCCGCTTAACGTGCTTACGAAGTTCCCGCAAGGGTCATCCGTGAACCTGATAGACTCCAGTAAGGCAGAGGTGAAGAAAAATGGCACTGATGACCTTCGATAATGCAGTAGAGGTGCTGGATGAGTTCTTACAGAAGAAGCCCGTGCACAACCCAAAAGACATTCTTCAGGCTATGAATTCCCTATGTAACGATGCGGTATGGAAATCAAATGCCGAGCAGAATGACTTCGCCAATATCTGCTCGAACTTCGATAAGTACGTACAGAGAACGGGTCAGAAGTCCATCGGACGCAAGCAATTTGAAACATGGTGGGAGATAGGCGAATCCATCAATGGCACCGACCTTCAGGAAGACCCGCTCCCAGACATTTTCGGAAGCACGCCCGAACAACAAAAACTGGATGAAGCCATTAATAAAATCTTTCAGTACAGCCAGACCGTGGACAACAGCCCACAGGCACACAAAATAAAGGTGGAGAACACCGAGCTTCGGAACGAAGTAAACAGACTGAAGGCAGAGCTGAAAGCCGCAAACGATAAGCTCGAAGCCATAAGGGGGATAATACTATGGGGCTGAAACAGCTCAAGGAGAAACAGGAAGCGAAGAAGACCACAAGTGCAAAGCCAAAAAACACGCCCGCACTATCATCCAAGAAGATGACGAAGCCGAAGCTGTCACCGAAGGCAAAGGAAGCCATAGCCAAAGCGGAGACCACCAAACAGGTTCAGGAGATACTCGACAGTGAGCTTCCGAAGGGCTACCATGCCATTGGAAAGAATGATATGGGTATGCTCCTGAAGCTGAAAGAAGACATCAAGCGTCTTGGCGTAACTGCCTATGACTATGAAACAAACGGAGACCCAGAAGATGATACACAAGACCCACAAGACCATGAAATCGTAGGCGTTAGCTTTTCGTGCCAAATCGGTCAGGCGTTTTACTTACCTGTCAGCCACAATGGATACGGAGCCAATTGGGATGTGAACTGGCTGGTAGCCAACTTCCTGAAGCCCATTTTGGAAGATGAGGACATTATCATCATTGCTCATAACATACAGTTCGAGCACACCATCAACTTGATTTATGGCATCGACATTTTTCCTAAAACGAAGCTTAGGAAGGTTATTGATACCATGATTATCCTGAAGATGCTGGCACCCGAAGAGCTTATCTACTTCGACGGAAAAGACTATGACTTGCTCATCGGTCTGAAGCCCGCTACAAAAGCCATACTGGCAGATGAAAACGGGATGGTGCACGGACTTCTTCACGTCGACCAAATCAAAAGCTTCAAGGACACCGTGACCGTACAGGTCAAAATAGGGGAGTACAAGTCAGGAAAAAACAAAGGTCTTCCGAAGTACGAAAAGAAAGTGCTCACGTTCAACCAGATGCCCGTCAATAAAGAAATCGTCGACTATGGCTGTTCAGACTCCGATTGGGCGCTGGGTATCTATTACTGGGGAATGCCGCGGCTGGAAGCCGAAGAACTGGATGATACCTTCTTTGAGCTCAATATGCCGTTTGTGCTCACGCTTGGTGAGTACTGCCTAACAGGATGGCACGCCAACCGCGACCGTCTGGAGGATATGAAGCGCGTATCGGATACGGCTCTGTACGGAGCAAACGGAACAGAGGAAGACCCAGAGGAAGGAAGTATTTCCTACAAGCTGTATGAAGCGCTTCTGGAGATTACGGACGGCATAGCCGAAGTCAATGATAACGATGAGGTCATCGTTCCCGCTGGCACATACGGAATGGGAGACTGGAGAGGGGAGCCTGTAGCCCTTGAAATCAAGACGTCGAAGCCGTTCTCATGGGGAAGCACCCAGCATAAACAATGGCTGTTCTTCCACGTACTTAAACTGGATACAAGAGGGCTGGAGCGTTCGAAGGCAACAGGACTTCCGAGCACGGGGAAAGCAAACTGGGAGAAGCTGGTTGACGGCTACCAAGGTGATGGCGAGTTCATGAAGGTGTTGAAGGAGAAAAACAAGTTCGACAAGATTGTGAGCACGTACGTAAACGGAATGCTTCCGTATCTTCGGAAGGATACCGACAAGCTTCACACGTACTTAAGGCTGGTGTCTACATGGCGCTTAAGCTCATCGAAGCCGAACCTTCAGAACATCCCGCGTGCGGATAATGACCCGATGGGCATTCGAAGCGTTTTCGAAGCTCCCGTGTATGACCCGAAAGCAGACTACAGCCATTTGAACATCTGCACACGACCGACGGTTCTTCTGAGCCGCGAAGCACTAAGCGGTACGATGATGTATGTCAACGCCGACTATTCACAGATTGAGCTTCGGGTGCTGGCATGGTATGCAAACGAACGGAACATGATTCAAGCGTTCTGGGATGGTCACGATTTCCATAGCGCGACCGCTCATGACATTTTCAACTTGGATTGTACCATCCCTGAAGTGAAGAAGCTCTATAAGCCGTTCCGTTACCAAGCCAAGAGCATCAACTTCGGGCTGGTATATGGTCTTACGGAATACGGGCTGGCAAAAGACCCGAAAATGGGCATGACAACTCAGCAAGCCAAACAGTTTATTGATAAATACTTCTCGAAGTATCCCGGTGTGAAGGACTATGCCAATGCCCAGATTGCCTTCGCCCGTGAATATGGCTATGTTCAGACCATCTTCGGAAACCGAAGGGCGATTCCTGAAATCAATCATCCGAACGAGTGGGTGCGGAAGAAGGGCGAGAATAAAGCCATGAACACACCGATTCAAGGAAGTGCGGCGGATATCATCAAGATAGCCATGAACAACATCCAGTATGATACCCGTAAGCCTGAAAACAGCTTCTTGAAAGCCGTTATGCAGATACACGATAAACTTTTGTCGTGAATAAACTCCGTTAATTGCTGGAAACCCCTAAAGCCTTGATGCTACAACGTAAGCTGAAAATGCTAAACGTGAATGCTTGAAAAGTTCAAGGATTGTCGTGTACAATAAATATATGACAAATGGGCAATCAGCAAGTAAGCCCTAGCTTACGAAGGAGTGTGGAATACATGAATGTTATAGGAGTAAACGCAAAATTAGGTGATGGAAGTTTGCATATGCCAACAAAGGAAAGTACAAATGCAAGGATTCACTTCAACAGCAAGAACTTAGAATGGCTGACATATAAGCGAGACTTAGCCATAAAAGAGGGTTTTAACGTATCTCTTATAAAGGACGCCTATTCTGGATATTCCGATAAGATGAACCTTTATAAGTTCACAGTTAATACAGATGAGCGCTTAACGTATGTCTATAAGCATAGTCGGTACGAAGTCATCGAATCACTAACCAAAACAGACTTAATTATGTGGTACTTAGATGATGGGAGCTGGCATAAAGTACGCCATACGATGCACTTATATTGTAATATGCTGACCGAAGATGAAGTGGAAGTCCTAATAAATAGAATTGAATGGCTATACGGAATACGACCAAAGAACCGTGTAGACCGTAAAAAGGACGGAAGAGCCTATCCGTATTTGTACTTCCCAAGAAAGTTGGTAGAAGCCTTCAAGCCTGATGTACGAGAATTCCTAGAAACAAACAGAATTGATTCCATGCTATACAAAGTTGGGGAAACTTCAACGACTAGCTGAAAAGCGTAGGAGCCGAGCGGCTTCGAAAAGCGGAGCACCCAAACGGGTGAAGATATAGTCTGACCTTGCGGGAAACTGCAAGAGATACTTCGGAAGCGGAAGTATCGTAACATACGTGGAAATTCAAGGCGAATCCCCTGTGGAGTACTGTCTCGAAGGCGCTATGCTTCTGAAGGAGAACATGGAGAAACCAATCGATGGACTGGACGGTGTTATTCCTATCGTGGCAGACCCCGCCGTCGGAAGAGTATGGAGCCATGCGCTTGACATCAAGTTCGACAAGGAAACAGGTAAGGCATATGTGTCACCGAAGAAAGAGAAGAAGGAAGCGACCGACGTGACCATTGACGAAATCGAAGCAGAGCTGGAGCTATACCATATTGCTGGAATTGAGGTTCGTATACAATGAAAAACCGTCATGAAGCCATGAGCGAGAAGAACTACGGAGTGAAAAGAACTAGATGCATTGTGTGCAATGAATTGACTCATTCGGGCTGGAACCTTGGGTATCCAGACCCGAAGGACGATAAGAAATGGATACAGGGGCGTCATTGCTTCAAGTGCAGTCGCAAGAAGCGGGAAGAAGACCCCTTCGTACAGGTCAGCATAGGGAGGTAAAAGGATGAAGCCCATTCGACAAAGAACAAAGAAGCTTCCGAAGACTGAAGACTTTATATGGGTGGCTAAGTACGAACCGCTGAAGCCACATCATCTTCGGAAGCAAGAGCTTAGTAGAATTCATGGCATTCCAGAGAATGATATTTTCGTAGACCCCGTGAATGGAGTAGAATTATATAAAACGCCGACGGGCTGGGCATACAGACCTGAGAGCTGGAAGGGGGTGTCAGAATGAACCAGAGAACATTCAATGCATGGCTTAAAGTATGGGGCTACGTATGGATAGGAGAAGAAGAGATGATGAAAGGCTTTATGACAGGAGTCGAAGCGAAAACGCTAATCGACCAATACGTATCCGAAGGGAGACTAAAGCGTGGTTAATAAAAGTTCCGAAGCGAAGAAGACACTGGATGACTTCTTTGCCCACCTGAACGAGCTTGGGAAGTGGTATATCCATTATACTTCCGAAGTTCCAAAAAAGATATTCGTAAATCCTGAAATAATTGCCCGAATGGCAAGGGTCGAAGGCTTCTATCAGCGCCCAGAGTTACAGGGGATGGTAACCGCAAGCGCTCCCGTTATCCGATGGCTGAAGATGGACTTTGGGATGGTTCTTATCGTAGATGACTGGGAAGAGAAGTTTTTGCACTACGAAGACTAAGGGGGAGATACCATGGCTAAAACATGGAAGGAACGCCAAGCGGACGAAGCCCGCACTTTACACTTGGAAATCGATTACCATTTGTTGACGTTGCACGAAGCCATGGAATCTGAAAACACCGAAGAAATCACAGCGCAGAAAGATATTTTAAATGAGAAGTATCAAGGGCTCCAAAGACTTTCAGTACCCTTCCGAAGCAGAAAAAGATAGGGACTCGAAATATATGGTAAAATCATAAAACTGAGACAGTACAAGGGGGAACAGGGATTGAAACAATATCTCGGATTAGCAGAACACATTTTACTAAATGGGCAGAAGAGAGAAGACCGCACGGGAACGGGGACTTTAGCCGTATTCGGCGCACAGGTTCGATATGACCTATCCGAAGGCTTTCCGCTCATGACCACAAAAGACATGATGGCACCTTACCCCAATGGGAACACAGCGCTTGACTCCATTATCTACGAGCTTCTTTGGTTCCTCAACGGAGACACCGACCTGAAGTACTTAAATAAACATGGCGTACGCATATGGAACCCTGACGGCTACAGAGATGCTGTTATGAATAAAGGGTATCAGGGCTCCCGCAAGGAGTTCACCGAAGGCGTAACCAAACACGGTTACGACTTGGGACGTATTTATGGCGCTCAGTGGAGAAGCTGGATGACTCCAGACATGGAATACTTTGAAGACGATGAGTACCCGCGTCGTAAAACCATCGACCAAATCGCCAACGTCGTGGACTCCATTAAAAAAGACCCCTTCGGAAGAAGGCACATTGTCAATGCATGGAATCCCGGGGAAATCGATAAGATGGCGCTTCCACCGTGTCATGTCATGTTCCAGTTTTACGTAGACAACGATTGGAAGCTTTCATGCCAGCTATACCAGCGCTCAGCCGATATGTTCTTGGGCGTACCGTTCAATATCGCTTCGTACGCACTTTTGACGATGATGATAGCTGACCAGTGCGGTCTTGGCTACGGGGAATTCATCCATACCTTCGGGGATGCTCATATCTATCTGAACCATGTGGAGCAGATGACCGAGCAAATCCAAAGAGAACCGAAACCGCTTCCGAAGATGATTATTCGTGTAGCGAACGATATCTTCAGCTACAAGCGTGAAGACTTCGCATTGACTGGATATGAAGCCCACCCAGCCATCAAGGGTGATGTCTCCGTCGGTCTGTAACAGATATTTTTTGCCCTATGTATAGTGGGGTTACACCGTGAGAAAAGAGGGAATGTGATGAGAAGTCACAAGGG